CCCCAGTACCCTAGGTAACCCCCAGCCCCCTAGGTAGCCCCCAGCACTAACGAAGCCCCTCGCATTGTGTGCATTGGGGGAGTCCCCAGGCGTCAATTGTTTCACGTGAAACACTGGGAGCCACCGAGCGAACCTTTAAAGCCACAAGCACCAGCGGGCGCGGGCGGCTCGTTTCGTTATGTAACTGAGTGCGTCACTATGTCCCATTTATTAGCACTCTAAGTCGATGAGTGCCAACTAACCTCATGCACTGATAGCTTACCTTTAGCAACCACATGCTTAAAGTTCGAGGTAAGTTCGATGAGGTGGCCTAACCCGTTGATTTATATACCCTTATTCCCTATTACCTTTCTACCTTTTATAAAATAGAATAGAGTAATAGTGTACGTAAAAGAGTATATATACTATATGTTATTATGATATTATAATATAAAAAGGGTATGAAGTGTCATCGAGGTGGTAAAAAGTTCGAGGTAGAAACATTTAAGTAATTGATTTATAAAGATATTTTCTACCTTTTAGCGTCACCTTTAACTACCAATTGACAGTTAAACCTATACTATATTAAACTCACTACTCATGCAAACTAATAACAGGGAGTATTAAATGCAAAATTTACCAACTAACCGACGTGAGGCCATCATGTCCAACTCACTTTACTACTTCACTGGTAAGGCCTGTAAGAATGGTCATACCGCTAAGAGATACGTGCGTAATTGTGAATGCGTTGAGTGCAGAAAAGACTATTCGATACGCTATCAATCTGGGCAAAACTATCAGCAAAGTGAAGTAATTAAGATAGCTAAAGAAATCGGTGCACTTTCGTCTAATCGTTTGCTGGATGATAGCTTTATAGAGTTTGAGCGTATTAGCTCTAAGCCTGAAATATTGGTGCAACTTGAAGCCATTAGAGATCAATTCACGGCAATTATTGCATCTAACCAATTAGGGTAAACACCTAGTAAATAGTTTGCACAATGTACACAAAGCGTGTATAGTAGAAACTTAGTAGTTCACAGTTAATTTAACTTTAAACAAAGGATCAAGATCATGACACAGCGAATCACTGAGAAGCAATTAGAAAACCTAGTAACCTGGATCAACGAGCTAACCGGCTCACCAGTTGAATATCGAAACAAAGAAACCGGCAAGATCAATATAGGGCATTTCACTTTGTCCCATGCTTATGGCGGCGTGTGTGTTCATCGGATTGTGAATGAGGGCGGCGGCTGCTCTACTCCAATCGTGCACGGCCACGTCACTAAGCGCGAACTATATAACGAGATGCACGCATTTATTAAGGGCTTAGAGTTTGCTAAGCGCCAGGGGGCTTAATCATGCGCAAACTATTAAAAATAATCTTATTTATCGTCATGGCCTCAGTATTGGGCGCCATGTTTGCAACCGCATTGCTAGGGGTTTAATCATGTGGAACACTAAGATATTCAAAACGCGTGAGGCTTTCAATAATTGGGTGGATCGTTACGGCCACCGCAACCAATGGCAAGAAATATTCATTAATAGCGCTTATGGCGTTGAGTTCAAACCATTTCGGAGGGTTTATTAAATGATCCACAATTACCACGATGAGCCACGCACTTATTCCAGCGTGGCCGAAGCATTTAAAACCGCCGATTATGCCACCGGCTTATGGCGTTGCCAGTCCACACGCATGGCTAAACTTCACGCCCTGGCTGATTGGCTGGGGGTTTTCCTGATTGTGTTCGGTTTTGGCTATCTATTGGGGAGGTTTTTATGATCACATTAAGGTGGCTCGTACATTATCGCGATAAGAGCGGGGAGGCTTGCTCGATGGAGTTTGCTACCCGTAAACAGGCCGATAAATTCGCCAAGCGCTTTGGTGGCCGCGTTGAGATGCTGACATAAAACTATCAGTTTAAGGCCTTACCTTGTGAGGCTTTAGGCGGGTAATTTTGCCCGGCTTTAAGGGTGTACGCCCTTACGGGGTAACTCGCGCCCATGACTTGCGCAAGCAAGGGGTAGAGCTCACCCTATTAAATGGAGGTTTTAACATGCACATACGTGAACTTGAGGAAATAAAGCGTAACGCCTTTAGGGCGGGTGACTATAAATTGTCAGAAATTACTGAGTATTTGATTTCGGCCATGTACGCGCTCAGTATAGAAGAGACGGAAGAGATACCCGATCGTCAAGAGGAGGAGAATTAATCCAATTTCAATTTACCATATACACAAAAGTAAAAATTTTTTTGGGAACTTTGAAACTTTTAGGACAAGCTGACCACATGATACAAATTATTACCCCGATACCACAATGCCTTTTGGTTCAATTTGAGGACAAACGAGAATTATCCCTGTCCTTTTGTCGAGTCCAAGAGTTTCAGGAGTCTAAACTCGCCGATGTAAAGGGGATCCCCCTATCTTTTGCTGAGTTTGTACACGCTCACATGGATTCAAAAGGCGTGATCACTTACTTCAATGAATGGGACGGGTACAACTTCAATGACATTGTGTGGCGCAGGTGGCTTCCCTGGGAGCGTAGCAAACAAGAAAAATCGCTCATCAAGATCATGGACGACAAACTCGATACACGCAAACCATTCTATGTGATTGGTACATTGGTAGGCGATAACGATACTGTCAACCATGAACTAGCCCACGCAATGTGGTATTTGGACATGGGCTACCGTAGAATGGCCAGAGCGATCCTAGAAACATTCAAAGAGTACGATCGTTTTGATTATGGGCGCATGCTCAAGGCTCTATCTGACATGGGCTACCACGATGATGTGCTTGAAGATGAATTACAGGCCTATATGTCCACCGGTACTTTAGCTGAGCTCAGAGAAATTAATTTTCACGAAATAGCAAAACCTTACGTCAACCGCCTTAGATCTAACTTTAAAGGAACCTTACATGAACTCCAAACCGTATAAACCAGAGCCACATCCAATGCAGCATCGCCTTGAGCAGTTTAGGGTTATCCCTAGTCTAGTCACTGGGGGTAAACGCCCTGACGATAAATATGAACCGATCCCTTTCGCGGGTCTAATCAATGTGGAGGCACAAAATGCTTGAACGACTATTTCTAATTGGTATCGGTATTTTATTGGGAACTTTTGCGACGGCATCCGATTGCCACGCGCAGGCATTATTCCCACCACAGAACCCGTGGACGCAGCCGCCTAGTCAAGTGGTCAATATCAGTGATCAAACTGGTAAGCCATTAGGTACAGCCACAACCTATGGTGATACAACTTACTACACTAATGCTGCTGGTAAGCCCATTGGTACCACACAGGCCGCGCCCAATCCTTATCCAGCGGCGCAACCTTATATCTATCAACCTCAAGGGAGGGTGATTAAATGATACATGTACTTACCGATAATCAATTATTGTTTTATATGTTGTTTGGATATGCTTGCGGAATTTTTATGGGTATTTTCTTTATGAAAGCGATTGGAAAATGAACCCTAAGTTAATTAAAGAGGTGCGTCGATTGTCAGGCCTTACGCAAACTCAAGCAGCCATGATGATTGGTGGCACCCTGCGCGCTTGGCAGGAATGGGAAGGCGGGAGGCGTAATATGCCCCCCGCTAAGTACAATCTCTTCCTACTAATGACAGGCGTTACGCCGCCACAGCTCTAAGGTGTGATGGCTGGGTTTGATCGCTAGTGTATTGATCTGCGACGACCCGGCCAGTTTTACTAAAGGTAGGATGTGTGGGCTCAACGTATAAGCGTGGCTTGCAACCATCTGGACTAACCGCATTATTCACTTGTCCATTGCTTAATCCTGGGTGCGGTACATACCCCATTGTTTTAAGTAGATCGCGCCGCTTATTGGGTGGATATTGACGCTCCGCGCCCACTTTACGAATGAGATCATCAAGGAAGTGAGAGCTAATCCAGCCATGCCTAAAGCCGATGTGCTCATTCTCAATTGCACTCTTGATCTCTTGCTCCAAGCGTCCAGCCGACTCCATCACGGCCTCTTCAAAGGAGGATGTCATTGGGGCGCGGTGGCACTCACCCGCTGGATTAAGCGCTGCTGGAATAGGGTAAGTCTGAAGGTACTCAGTCACAATCGCATAGCCATCACGGGATAACCATGAGTAGAGATCGGGGAAGTAACTGCCACCCATTCCATCGCGCTTGATGTCCTCATAGGATTGCTGCTTGCAATAGAATACGGCCAAGCGGCGATCATCCCTTGTCTTACGTACTGCGTCCTTGTGGTTTGAGTTGAGAATGAAATTGGCGCATACAGCGCGAGAAGCCTTGACGCCACCCTTAGCCTCAATCTCAATCCAATCGTCGGTCAGCATAGGCTTTAAGGCCTCAGCAAGCTCAGATTGATGCTCACCAATAAAGACGTCCTCCACGCTGATAAAGATTCGACCTTCCAGCCAGTCATTGAACTTACTCGACAACTGATTGGCTTTAGGCGTGTGGCAATATTCGCGCCCGACTGCTTCAGTGACACAGCGAGATAGTAATGTCTTACCGTTACCAGGAGCACCTTGAATGAGTGGAGCCCACTTGAACTTAACGCCAGGGTACTGCACTACTGCGGCCATGTACGCTAAGATGATCTGGCGATCTTGCTCGTTGGGTAGAATCTTTTTGAGGTGCTCTAAGAATGGTGATGGGTTGCCGCGCTTGCTGGGGGTAGAGATAGGGGCATAGGTATTGACATAGATCTTATTGCCTCTTGTCCATATATCAGCAGTCGGGCGCGATGGTACGAACTCACCAGCATGCACTTTAGGGAACCGTAAAGCCTGTGATTGTGTGAAGGCTTCCCACGCTGACTTGGTGGTCTTGGTGTTGCTCTTATCAAGCACGAATGAATAACCACCACACATAGCATCAAAACGCGATTGGTTGACGCTATGGCCGCCCGGCATGAGAATGGTGTGATTGTCCATGACGTACACGCAGCCATCGAATAATACTTTTTGTGCGTCAGGGTGAATGTACGTCTCGCCTTCAACTTCACGGGCTTTGACTACCAGCTTGTTATCTTCAACGGCCTTGTACTTACATACTTCCTTTTGTTTGGCCACAGCCTGCAAAATGGTGCGCGGTAGGTAATCTTCGCGGTCATACTTATCGCGCTTGAGTCCTGAAGCTAACATTAAACGCTTCATGCGCTCACAATCTTTGCCTGTCCAAAATGCTAAGTGCTGAGCCAATGCAGCATCGGCAGTGCTCTCATCATAAGGGCGACCGGCACCATCGGGATAAGACTTCCCTAACGCGGCAGCATCGCCAGTCCATAGGTCTTTGAATGTCGCCTTAGAACCAAATACACTGGTTGAGGACTTCGTATTGCAAGCGTGAGAGATCAACTGCTCATCTTCAAGTGGCCCGCTCCATTCCTCCACTGGCCCTAGCGACCAGCTCGCTTCCTGCAACTCTTCAGCCGTCTTGGGGAAGTAACGATTAACTAATGTCGTAATGCCAGCAGTGCAATCTTGCAGGGCATTACCGGTAGTACCTTCGGGGTTGCCAAGCGCAACGAATCGGCCCGTGTGATAGAGCTCGATTCCAGATCCCGATGGACCACGGGTCTTATGCGGTGGTATTTGGCCGGTACCAAATAAATGCAGCCCGCGTCCTGATACGGAAACTTCAATGGCTGCGCCTGGCAATAGGTTACATATTTCTTGAGCGAGTGGCGACCATCCACTAGGTAGCAAACACTCATCAATATCAACAAACCAAAATGGATCGTTATCAGTAAAGACAAATCCGACTTGGCCGTTACCGCAAGCATAGGCGGTATCGTAATCAGTCCAAATCGCTGGATCGTGCGCGTCGGCCACATTGCCTGTGCGCCAATCGACTGGCATCTTATCCATCTTGCCAGGGCGAGAACTCGGTTGCAGTTTGTAAACAATGAACTGCCGGTAAGCATTTAAAGGTTGAAGTGCGGCTGGTAGCATTATTCTTGTCCCATCAATAGCGTGTGTTCCATGGCGGCACGTTTGAGCTCTTCGCTTGCGTGATGTGCTTTGGCTTCATTGGCAGTGAGCCCTTGAGCGATCACTTGAAGATCGTGCTTAGCGATTGCATGACTAATAATGGCGCGACGTAAATGATTCATCGTGCCAAAATAAGTCGTAATCAATCCCGTTGAACAACAAGCCTTGATGGCAAGTGCATCCCGTGTGATCTTCTGATAACCGATGTCATGCGCCAGCTCTAATGCTGCCGCTAATATCTCGGACTTTCGTACCTCTTCTCCGCGTCTAACTTTCATAACTTACCTGTTGTAAACTTCGCGTCACCGCCAAGAATTAAAATTAATTCAACCCATTTCATCTGTGCTAGATCCCGTGGATTGTTAGGATTAAACTTCCAATCGGATCGCTTACATTCTCTTGAAATAAATTGACCGATCACACTACCTACCATGTCCTGCGTGATGACAACTGGCTTAATGCCGATCAAGTCACCTGATTTAATCTCTTCGTTGACGGCCTTAGAATCATTGGCCAAACCCCAGCGAATGAATGAGCCGTTCTCCAACTTGCCCGCGCCCACGTTATTGCGCCACAAGCGCCAACCTAACTCTGAGGCCTCAAGCCGTACTTGATTTTGTATCTCGGCTTCGTTCATTTCTTCTCCTCATCAAGCAAAGGATTATCAAAGTCATACACTCTATCTGCTCGTGCTAACTTTGCTTTCAACGCCTCTATTTCAGCTTGTTGCTGGCGTAGCATGGTAATTGCATCACTAAGAATCATGCAGTCAAGATTGTTAATTTTGTAAACTTCAACAAAAGTTATTAATTCATCAGCTAGTTCATTTGCGTTCATTGCGCCATCCCCAAATAAGAAAACGGATTACATAACGCTGGAATACGAGCGACAAGTTGCCAATCTTCGTAAGCATCCGTTATTGATGACCCGCGCCCTTGGCAAGTGAGCCAAGTTTTATTGTCAGTAACGGTAAGGCCACAAAACCATTGGCCATTTATAAATTTGATGCGCGGCTTCATTTACTGATCCTCTCTAAAAGTTCTTCCGACTCTTTGCGATTCAAAGTTTGAGCCGTCAATACATCAATCCCGAAGGTGTGATAGAACCTGCGCTGCGCAGTAGGTATATCCTCACCTTGCTCTGTTCTTGCACCACCCCAGATAGCCATTGCCTCACGTAAAGCGGCCTGAGCTTCCTGTTTTTCTCGGTGGCGCTTTTTGATAGCCCCAATGACTTCAGGGCCAGCACCATAGGGAAAAGTCGGCTGAGCGTCTATTTCACCACGAATTTTAGCTAAAGCCTCAGGACTGAGCTCCATTAAGTCACCATCGACCTCATCTGGAGTCGATCTACCCGCTGGTTCAGGCTCAAATCCACAATAGGGGCAAGCCTTGTATATACGCTCATAGGCCGATACACACTTAGGGCAAGTCTTAATAGGGATTACCCCATCCATGGTCCCCCTAGCCCTGCGCTCCCTACGATCTAAGCTCCATTCGCGGGAGGCGTCTGGCAAGCCGTGGCGGTGTACGTTCCCCACATGATCAATGATGATCGCCCGATCTTTGCCCTCTTTAATGCGCAATGCGCGCCCAAATTGTTGGCAGTAGAGCGAATAAGACTGAGTGGGGCGGGCAAAAGAGACGACCTCTAAAGCGGGTAAATCAAAGCCTTCTCCAAATAAATCGACGTTGACCAACTGCTTGATCTCACCTGCTGCAAATCTGCGAAGGATGGAAGCCCGTAGAGTGTCAGGGGTCTTAGCTGATACTACCTGGCTCTCAACCCCTTTAGATCGATATGCTGTGGCTATTTCTTGAGCTGACTCCACATCCACTGCAAAAGTCACACCTAGCTTGCCGCCCGCAATCTTGATGTAATGTGCGACCACATCACCGACAATATGAGACTGGTGGACGGCCTTAGCGAGCTTTGGAGGGCTAAAGTCCCCTGAAGCTGACAAAGGTACCAAGGACAGATCAATGTCTGAAGGTGGGGCGAATATGCGGTATTCCGTAAGCCAACCCTCATTGATCAATTGACGCATAGTGGGGCCCTCAACCATATAGTCAAAAAGCCCATCGGCATGACTACCAAGGCCGTTCCCATCTGCCCTGCAAGGTGTAGCCGTCACCCCTAGTCCCCTAGCATTAGGGAACATAGACATGGCCTGCCCCCACTTGTTTTTGCGTAGGACATGATGAGCCTCATCGGTCACAGTGAGCGCTACTTGCTTAAACCAAGGATCATCGGCGGGCATACGAATAAGGGTATCAACGCCTGCCACAGCATGTTTATTAAGGGGGTCAACGTAGTTTTTACCCAGCTCAGCTAAGTGAATCTGAGTGCAAGTTTTAGCTACAGTCTTAGGGCCTATAATCCGATGTCTCACCCCATAACGAGCAAGGGCTAGACTGATTTGAGTTACCAATTCTTGACGATGCGCAATCGCTACACATGCACCTTGCTCTTCAGCCATGATGTTGCTGAATGTGACTGTTTTGCCACCCCCAGTAGGGATGACCAATAATGTATTTCTGCTGCCCGACGCCCACGCTGAGTAGATCTCGAATTTCGCTTGTGCTTGGAATGGCCTTAATTCGGTCATGAAAATATTTGTTAGAAGTTATTGACGATGTTGTCATTATCGTTTATTCTGCATCCGTGTCAAGTAGTTTTGTAAATTAAATTTAACCAAAGGAGTAACTATGGGTACCTCTATAACCCTTACGAATATTGAAGAAATGCAACGTAGCGATGTTGTTATGGCGCTTGAATTTATTGCTAAAAAGATTGGCTTTGATCAGCCACAGCAAGAAGTTGAAGATGAAGATGAATTCCAACATGTAAATGAGCCTACAACTGACGAGCCAGCCCCACATGCCAACGGTATTGAAGTTGACGCTTCAGGTTTACCTTGGGATGGCCGTATTCATGCGAGCACTCGCAGTAAGACTCAAGACGGTAATTGGAAAATGCGTCGCGGTGTGGACGACGATATTGTCTCAGCCGTATTGAACGAATTGCGTCAAACAATGGGCTTGGCTCCAACTGAAGTCGTGCCACCAACACCATTGACACCTCCACCTGCTCAAGTGTTTGCGCAACCAGCGGCACAGGTGCCACCACCCCCTTTTGTACCTCCTGCTGCGCCCCCTGCTCCCCCAGCGACTACGTTACCTACGGAAACCCCCCAGGCTGGTACTGCGATTGGTGCATCCCCTTCTGAGCAGATTACTTTTCCTAAGTTGATGCAAAAGATCACAGCAGCGTTTGCAGCTAAGACTTTGGATCAAGCGGCAATTGGCGCGGCAGTTCAAGCGGCAGGTTTACCTTCATTACCAATGTTGGCTTCACGCCCTGATTTAGTTCCAGTAGTGGCCACAGCTTTGGGGTTAGCACTATGAACGCTATAACTGAAAACAAAACTTTTGAAGAACGCATGAAGGATCGCATTAAGGATTCTATTGGCGATTTAATTACCGATGAAGATTTAACAAAATTGGTAAATCGTGGAATTGAGGATGTTTTTTTTAAAAAGACACGAATCAAAAAAGGCTACGACTATGAAGATGGACCAGCTTTAATTGAGTCTATTGTAAAAGAACTGCTTGAGGAAAAAATCAGGATTTTTGCTCAACAATATGTATCGCTTCATGAAAAAGAAGTTGTAGAGGCTATAAACAAAGTAGCAAAAGAAGGTGCTGGAAATGCTGTATTGGCTGCTATTTCAAGCGCTTTTTCAAGACAGCTTTATATGTTCGAAAACAATATTCGTCAACAATTTCAAAATGGAGGTTTTAGATGAGCGTACACGCCATATTAGCCCCCAGCTCTGCATCACGTCGTATGCAATGTCCTGGTTCACGGGTAATGGAAGCGACATACCCACAATCTGAAGATGATCCACGCGCATTGGAAGGTACGCTCGCGCATTTAGTAAACCAATCGGTATTTGGCAACAAGCCATTACCCGATGGTCATACTGAAGAAATGCTTGAAGGTGCTGACCTGTGGATGGAAGTAATTACTGGAATACTTGCTCGATCTGAGTCAGTCCAATTCGGCTTTGAGCAATGGCTAACAATCTACTCAGTTCACTCTGAGTGCTCTGGTACACCTGACTTTTGGTCATACGATAACGAGAATAAGATCATTGATGTTGTTGACTATAAGTTCGGCCATCGTTACGTTGATGTGTTTGAGAACTGGCAGTTGCTTGAATATGCAATCGGTGTGTGCGATCACATCAAAGTATTTCGCAATGAACTCAAGAAGATTCGTTTAACGATTGTGCAGCCACGTTGTTATCACAAGGAAGGCCCAGTACGCACTTGGGAGATCGACGCTGACGAATTAGCTAAGTACATGACGCGCTTGCAAAAGTCTGAGTCCGAATCGATGAAGCCTGATTGTCCCGTCCGTACTGGCCCTGAGTGCCGCGATTGTTCAGCACGTCATGCGTGTACTAATCTTCAGCGTGAAGCATTACATGAAGTTGAAATGAGTGTGGTCAACGCGCCGTTTGATTTGCCAGCCAACGCACAAAGCTGGGAGCTGCGTAAGATCAAGCGAGCAATTGATATTCTCAAAGCCCGTGAGAGTGGACTTGAGAACGAAGTACTAGCCAAACTAAAACAAGGTACACCGATTGCTGGATGGCGCACTGAGCAAGGTATGGGTAGAGAGAAATGGAGTAAACCTATTGATGAGGTTTTAGCTTTAGGTCAGATGATGGGTGTGAATATCGCTAAACCTTCAGCCATTACTCCAAAGCAAGCGATCAAAGCTGGATTGTCGGCAGAGATTGTAAGTCAATATAGCGAAACCCCAGTGGGTGAGATCAAGTTAGTTGAAGATGATTTGAACCGCGCCCGCTTAATATTTAAGGATCAATCATGAGCACTAGACGCGAACGAATCGCAGAACTAGCTAAGCTAGAGTATGCAACTTTATCCACAATTCAAGCCAATCAGCAACGCAATATCGCTGGGCTAGATTATGACGAACGTGAGTCTTTTCACGTTGAGCAAACCCTTTTGCGTTCTGATTTAATTGAGATCCAACGCAAGATTCAAACCGAACTTAACAAAACAGAGGAATAAATATCATGTCAAGAATTAACTTCACTACTCCAGTTGGCCGTTTAGTAATGGGCTCTTTGTACAAGCCACAAACAACTGACGCTGATGGTAAGCCATTAGTTGTTAAATCAGGACCTAATGCGGGTCAACCAAAGGTTACTTACTTTTTTGCTTTAGCGATTCCTAAGAACCCAGGCGAGACTCATTGGAGCCAAACACCATGGGGCGCAACAATTTATAAAGCTGGATCTGAAGCGTTCCCACAGGCTTGCCAAGCCCCTTCATTTGCATGGAAAGTTGTGGATGGTGACTCCACTATCCCTAACAAAAAGGGTATTGCTCCAATTACCCGTGAAGGTTATAAGGGCAACTGGGTGATCTCATTTTCTAGTGGCTTTGCTCCAAAGATTTACAACAACGACGGCAGCCAAGCAATCGTTGAACCTGATGCGGTTAAGCTCGGTTACTTTGTACAGGTTAATGCCGATGTAGATGGTAACGGTAGTAATCAAAACCCTGGCGTGTATATCAATCACAGCATGGTTGCGTTGTCTGCTTATGGCCCTGAGATTGTTGTTGGAGCCGATGCGTCTAGCGTAGGATTTGGTCAAGCGCCATTGCCAGCGGGTGCTACAACCACACCACCAGCAGCGTTCACGCCTTCAGCTCAACCTGCTCCAGTTGCAGCAGCACCAGCTCCGATGCCGACTCCTAATCCAGCGTTTTTACAACCACCTGTGCCTGCTGCACCTCCAGTAGCACCGGTAGCACCAGCCCGTGTGATGTTGCCACCAGCTCAAGGTGCAACGTATGAAGCGATGATTGCTGCGGGTTGGACTGACGCATTGTTAGTTGCTCATGGAATGATGCAAGGATGATTCCAGTCCCACCAGTCTGGGTATTTGATACTGAGTGCTATGTCGATTACTTCCTCATAGCACTCAAAAACGTTTATTCAGGCGAAGTTGAAGCCTACGAATTTTACCCAGGGATTGAACCTGATTATGAGCGCATTAAGACGAGTCTTACAACGAAACAACTTATTAGCTTTAACGGCATTAATTACGATATTCCTTTACTACGGCTTTTCTTTGCTAACAATGATAATGCGACTTTAAAGAAAGCTAGTGACGCAATCATTATTGAAAACATGCGCCCTTGGGAGCTAGAGACAATGTATGGTGGGGCTGATTTTCACCCCGATCACATCGACTTGATTGAAGTCGCTCCTGGAATGGTTGGCCTCAAGCTCTACGGTGGCCGTATGCACTCACAGCGATTGCAAGATTTGCCAATAGAGCCGTCAGCTAATATCACACCTGCTGATCGTATTGCGCTTAAAGATTATTGCGTCAACGATTTGAATACGACGATCGACATGTACCGTCAGCTCAAGCCTCAGATTGATTTGCGTGTGGCTATGAGCGCAAAGTACGGTATCGATTTACGATCCAAATCCAATGAACAAATTGCAGAGGCCGTGATTCGTCAGGAAGTACAAAACAAGGTGGGCCGTAAGGTTTACCGCCCCGATATTAGCCCTGATTACAGTTTCAAGTACCATGTGCCTGACTTTGTTAGTTTTAACGCACCTGGGCTAAATCAAGTATTGGAGATTATTCGCAATGCCACATTTACGATTAATAAAAAAGGCTCTGTTGAGTTGCCTCAGATTTTTGAATCATTGCGCATACGCATTGGTGCTGGGACTTACACTATGGGTATTGGTGGCTTGCATAGCAATGAGCAGTGCAATTCTCATATTACAAATAGTGGACTCTTCCTTAAAGATCGTGACGTTACCAGTTATTATCCATCGATTATTTTGAATCAAAGCCTATTCCCAGCGCACATGGGCGAAGCGTTTTTGGAAGTCTATCAAGGCATCGTTACTCAACGTATTGAAGCCAAGCGGATTGGCGACAAGGTTACTGACGCGGCCATGAAGGTTATGATTAACGGATCTTTTGGTAAGTTTGGCAGCAAGTGGTCGGTTCTCTATTCTCCCGATTTATTGATTCAAACCACTGTCACTGGTCAACTAGCGCTTCTCATGCTTATTGAGAGCGTTGAGCTCGCTGGGCTTACTGTAGTGAGCGCCAATACTGACGGGATTGTGATCAAAGGCGATGCGTCTAAAGTCGATGATCTAAACGCAATCATTGCCTATTGGGAGATGATCACAGGATTCAACACCGAAGAGACTGAATACCGCGCTCTGTACTCAAAGGATGTTAATAACTATATTGCCATTAAGCCTAGCGGCGATGTCAAACTAAAGGGTCTTTACGCCCCTGCGGGTATGCAAAAAAATGTCACTAACTCTATTTGCGTTGAGGCTGTGATCGAATATCTTAAATCTGGAATTCCATTAGCCAATACAATTATGGGATGTATAGATATTCGTAAGTTTATAACCATTCGACAAGTGAACGGTGGAGCGAAGTATGATGATCAGTACCTTGGCAAAGCTGTTCGATGGTATTACCGAAAAGGTGAAACTCGCTCAATCCGTTATGCAGCTAATAACAATAAAGTTGCTCGATCCGATGGGGCCTTTCCTTTAATGGAATTACCCGCTGTTCTGCCACAGGACATCGATTACGACTGGTATGTCAAAGAAGCACAATCTATTCTCAATGACGTGGGGTATTTACAATGAGCAGAGTTATTTCTTGGTTTAGCTGTGGTGCAGCAAGTGCTGTAGCAACAATACTGGCGAAAGAAAAATATGGAGCAATTGAAGCCGTATATTGCAGAGTGATTGAAGAACACGAAGATAACATTCGCTTTCTTAACGACTTTGTAAATTCTACTGGAATTTCGGTAAAGATTATTGAAAATGAAAAATATAAAGGGTCCATTTATGAAGTTTTTACTCAACGAAAATTTTTAAAAGGGCAAAATGGTGCACCATGTACAACTGCTTTAAAAAAAGATGCACGAAAAAAATATCAATTACCAACTGATATACAAATCTTTGGCTATACGATAGATGAACAAAATAGAGCCGATAGATTTATTGACGCTAACAATGAAGTCAATGAAGATTTTATTTTAATAAACCAAAAAATTACTAAACGCGATTGTTATAAAAAGTTAGTTGAATTAGGCATTGAATTGCCAATTATGTATCGCCTTGGGTATTCTAATAATAACTGTATCGGGTGCGTTAAAGGTGGTATGGGCTATTGGAACAAAATAAGAAAAGATTTCCCAATTCAGTTTGAAAAAATGGCAAAACTAGAGCGATTTATTGGTCATTCTATAAATAAAGATGATAAGGGCGCTGTGTATTTAGATGAGTTAAAGCCAAATAGGGGAAGATTTAAAGATGATTCACCAGCCGATTGTGGATTTACTTGTGAGATAAAAGATTGAATATTTATCAAACTGATCAGATGGAACTAGCAGTTCGTGAAATGTCTTTGCGCAATCACGCATTTGTAGTTTATTGCACTCAAAAGAATCGTCGTAAGATCCCACTTCGCCTTAATGAAGTCAAAGACATTTCGATGGTCATTGCAAGGGAATGGGACCCTTTTTTTCAAAAGAGCATTGATTTTTGGAAAGATGAAGGCGGCATGCTTTTGTACCGTCATGGACCAGTTGACCCTAAGCCTGTGGAAGCAGAGGCAGCTTTATTCACGGAAGCCCCATTAAGCTACATGGAGTTTGAAATACTCAGTAGCCACATCCAGCGTGAAGTAGTAATTTATCGCCCGCCAACTTGGAACTTGCATGAAGATATGCTGGAATACAAGAATCCCACAAGCAATATCTATTACACGCTTTATACATTGATCCATTGCCTTATGGGGCGAGAACTTCCACCGCGATTAGAGGCCGCATTGCAATACTCTGAGTATCGAGCAAGAGATAAAGTAGCTGTATTTGAGGCCAAAGAGATTCAGGCCATCATAGGATTGGATGATCGTCAAATACGCACTGTGCTCAATGGTAAAGGTTTGCACAACGTTTACAGTCGCTACCACTGCTACACACCGATGATTGAGCCGGAAGATCCTGATTTATTGTATTTCTACAAGTTGCTTGAATCTTGCCCCGCAATGCCAAATAACGAGCGCTATTTGAGAATGGATTTGTTTCCTGGCCATAAGCGATTGCAAGGTCAAAGTCGCCTTATGAGCCGCTTAGTTCGTGAAAAGTACGTCAAGAAAAACCCACACATTTACGTTATTAGAACGGGCTACAAGCCGCTTGATTACCCTGTGATTGATGCGATTGCCAACGCTCGGCGTGGCGAGTGGTTCCGCATGCGAAACCTTATTGATCAATCACCCGAATATCCATTGATTCAGTGTCTTGAGGGTGAAACTCAATCTGAGCCGTTTGAATCCGAACCGACTTAATGCGCGGTGCGCTTTGATGATAAAGCTCGTTAAGCTCTTGGAGTGTGGCCATTTGACCGCTATCCACTTTCTTTTGTGGCGCACTACCCATAAGCGCAATTGCGGCCTTGAGCTGGACTTCTTTACCTGCTGCGCTAGTTGCGCCTTCCATTGCTAAACCATGAATGACCTCAAGCGCCTCAAGATGGTAAGCGCGAGTCAATCGCTCTAACTCATCTGAGAACTGCTCATTGCTCATTTTGCGGTATTCGGGGTCCTGCTTAACTTTAGCGATAGCGGCCACAAAGCCTTGAAGCGTATCGGAAGCGCGAATATAGCCGTCTAGTTCTCTAGCGGTAACGCCTAAATAACATGAGGACAAGAAAAGATCACCCTTGGCTTGCGTCAAGGCATCCTTAATCGTATCTTCGCTAATTAAACCTTCTCGTAGAGCTTCCCTAGCCATTTAGAACTCCAAACCCTTTGCGTAACCCATTCTATGCAATTCCGGTAACTGTTTTTTCATTCTACCTGCGCCAATATCAAGGCGATAAAACGGGTTATTTGGGATCTTAATCTTTTTGATTGAGTTGTACGCATTGCGACGAGCAGCAGTGATGTTATCGCCAGTGCCGGTCACAATCAGGGTATAGTCTCCAGCAGTTACTAAGCCTGGTAAATCCACAACTTTGTCGCCAACCATAGTGGGGGCGGTACCAATCATGACTTCAGATAAATGAACCTTACCTAAATAATCTTCGGCGCCACGAATCGGAATACCGCAAAGGTCTTTATTTGTGATCTTCGAGTACGGGAAGTCTGGCAGTGCCATCAAGATACTTACGCAAACTTCATTGTCGATCGCTTCAATGGTGTCTTTACCATTCACTAAATCAAGTTGCCATTGAATTGGATCTTCGTTTTTGACGTGTGCAGTGACATTATGCTTGGTTGGCCAGCCGTCACGCATGGTCCACTCCATTGGCCAAGGGCCGTCTTTATCAATGATGCAATTGTTGTCAATGTAGCCAACATAGCCCAATTTGGCCAAAGTGTCGCCGATTGGGAGCAATACTTGCTCAGCTAATTTGGAGCGCTTGGTCATACGGCTAAGCGTACCCATTTCACCTGTGGCCACACCCAAATCACCGTCCATGAGCTTTTTGTATTCCCAATTCTCATAGAACCATTTAGACCAGCCTCCAGGACCGAACCAGCCGCCCACAGCCATTTCAATGCCGTATTTGCGCTCTTGCAAAATGAATCCGTCTTTTTTGGCGGCAGCTCGTAAATCATCGCGTTGACCCCAACGACTAAGCATGTAGATCAAATCGGCTGGATCTGAAGCCACATAAGACAAGGCTTTATTGGCGTCACCAGAAGGCTTTGACACCAAGAACTCAGGATTCTTTTTGACGAACGCTATAGCGTCGTTATAGTCATGAAACGCTTTAGACGACATGATCGGAATACCAGCTTTAGCCATGGCCTTTTGACCAATATCACGATCAGTCTCTAGTTTTGCAGCTTCAGCCGAAGGGGCGAGAATTGGATAACCTTTAAGGCGATACGGCTCCAACATATCAAGCCAGCGAGTATTGTCGGGCAGGTAGATTAGGTCAGCCCAATCCATCCATTTGCGTGTGATCTCACTAAAATCGCTGATTTTTTCAATCATGCCCTTGCCAGCTAAACGAGGCATACCGTCTTTACGGGGAGCATCGTACCATTTAACGTCCCATCCGGCGTTTTGGGCTCTAAGGGCCATATCGAGGCAGTTAGAGGCGGGATCAATTAATAGTAGTCTTTTGCTCATGATTCTTTTATGGTGGGGGGATTAATAATTTTTGAGTAATCGCCGGTGCAATCACACGATTATAGAGGTTGGCACCACCTAGTACGCCAGCACCAGCGGCAGCAGCACCAGGAACGCCCATTACTGAACCAATACCAACACCTAAACCACCAGTGCCGTATGGCCCTAACTTTTCAAGCGGGTTGGCTGATTCTTTAATAAATAAGGTACCAATATTGGCCAAGTCCCCTAGATCACCAGCGCGATCACGGGCCATGTCCATTTTCAAATTACCTGTAGCTCGCATACGGCCAGATAAAGCGCTGGGGCTAATAGTGCCTTCTGGGTTGACTAGATCGCGAACCAATATACCGTTACGATATTGTGATCGAGCTGTTCTAAATTTTTCTAAATCATTAGGACTCATTTGAGTTTCAATGGTGTCAAGCATTAATTCATTTAAGTTCGCCAACTGATCTCTTAAATCTCCATTTGTCGTTTTGCGCATTTGAGTAGTAATCTGAGTGCGAATTTTACGGAAGGCTTCACCGTCCATATACGCTCTACCGCTTTTTTCTTTTGTTTTAGTTGCAAGATCGGCAATTTGATCAACGTATTTATTGACCACTTTGACCACACCTTCATCTGGCTCAAACTCTAATCCAGCTTTAATTCCTTTTAAACCGTCACCAAGTTCAGCAGAACGAGGAATTTTATATTTGGCAGATAAGCTACCAATTTGCGAGCCTGAAGCATCTAATGCTGCGTTATATACATCGGGAGTCAAACCTTTTCTAGTTGCATCGCCACCAATAGTTTCGATCAGTTTTTGATTAAACAGAGTTTGACGTTGCTTTAATGGGCTACCCGATAGCGGGGTATTTTCAGCAATTGAGTTAACCATTTGAAATAATTTGTTGTCAGTCAACATTGCAGGGCTAACTGGAATACCCATGGCATGAGCTTTTCTGAAAGTCTGCAATTTGTATGGATCAATCTCAGGAGTCATTGCTGAAATAGCTTTTTCTGCTAGTGGCGCACCAGCTTCCTTCATTTTTCCAATACCTTGACCAACTAGCTCGTCAGCCTTACCTACAACTTTTGGCACCTGTGATAGACCAGCGCCCATCGCTGCATTAACTCTAGGGGCAACTACTGAAGACATACCTTGCGTAACTCCAGCCAATTCAGGCAGTGGTGACATTGGCATATCTGAGCCAGTGACTTTACGTCCAAGTTCACCGATTGACTGCCCCACATTACCAATAGCTTGAAGGTTGCGTTGAGCTTCAGGGTTTTGGCCAATGTTACGGCGAACCCACTCGTTCACAGCATTAGCTGTTACGTCGCCTTGTTGGGCTCCGCGCATTTGACTTTGAGTACGAGTTTCACCTGGCTTTTGCCCTAATATGTCGGAGCCAATTGCCGCAACTTGACCAATAACAGGGGCGGCCACACCTGCGGCTAATGCCGCGCCAGTTTGTCCAGCACCAACTAGTTCTCTAGCGCCTCGCTCAATCATCCCCATTTCTGGTTTTTTAACAACTGGCGTGACACCTTCAACCGGTGTAGCAGTCGATAAATCAAACCCGCTAGATGACGCGGGTTTGGCAGTAGCTAGATCAAAAGCCATTATTTGACTTCCTCATATTGTTTGCCATCTGGCGAAACATACGCTTTATTACCTTTTGCATCTGTATGCAATGTCCAGCCCTTAGCATTGGTATTTGGAATACCTGATTCGCTTGATCCACCACGCAGCGCTGATTGAACCCCATCCATAATCTCTTTACGAGTCATTTCGTTGGCTTGTTTGGCGTTCGCAATAATCCGCTTCATACCAGCAATCGAGGCTTCCATTTGAGCTGGAGTTTGAGCGCTCTTATATTGCTCTTTGGCACTGTTTACGTCCTGAACGTTAAGGGTTCCTGGATTACCAGTGATAATTCCTTCAAATTCGTTAAATACTGTCTGGGCTGCCTGATCGAGCTTGCGAACATTGGCCATCGCCTCTTTACCACCAGCGCCTTGACGAATTGCTGATAATTGCAGATTGGCAAGAGCTGGGATATTAGATGGACTTAGAGCCTTCATTGCATCTTCCATTACTGGAATCTCCAATGACAATTGGTTTTCAGCGCGAGCTAAGTTTTGTGTACGAACCTCAAAGCTACGTTTAGCTATGACACGGGATTTAATATCTGCGCCAGCGGAGATCAGTTGTTCAGTGGACATACCGTTTTCTTTGGCCAACTTGGCAATATCAGCCATTACTGCTGAATATTCATTTGTACGTTTTGGGGGAGCGTCGCCTCTGATTAAGTAAGCGTAAGTCTCGGCTCGAATACCGTCAGGTGTTGCGCCTTTAGGTAATCCAGGAGTGCCGCCACCCATACCGCCAGCTCCACCGCCAGCTTTACGATTGCGATAATCAACCATCGATTGCGTATTTTGAGCTTGTAAACCAAGTTTGGCCACAGCCAATTGTTGCGCAAGGTTTTGGGCTTCACTTTTATTTTGAGCGTTCATTAATGGTGTGAACTGATTAATCACATCCAACCATTGATCTTGAGGTACATTTTGAGACTTTAATGCGCCAACTAGCGACTCAACCGTAATCTGACCGGCTTGAGCAGGTTGATTTTGCTGCATTTGTTGCTGAGGTGAACTCACAGATGGAGGTGCCATTATTCCAGAAGGCGCAGGCTGTGGAGTCATTTGACGTTGTTGTGCAGCACCTTGAACTGTTTGATAAGGTGGTATTGCTGGAGCAGGCGGTTGAGCCGCACCTTGATCCATCCCCATAGGCACTTGCGGTTGACCGCCACCTGGAGGGGACATTGGCTGAGAAGCCTGTCCTGGCATTGGTGGCTGAGGACTAGCTTGATTTGGACTAACTGGAGGTGGCGCAAACAACTGACCTGCTACAGCTCCACCGTATGTGGCTAATTGCGCCTGTTTTGCATTAGCGGCGCGTTCCTGCTCAAGTTTTAATTGATTTTGCTTGAGCTGTTGGTCACGCAATTGCGCAGCTTGCAAGCTGTTCATTCCCTCAGTTATGCCACCAAGAACGCTCCCTAAATACATGATCTGTCCTTAATAGGTTGGAGAATAACCGCCAATACCATAACCAGAGCCACCCATATTAAGGTAGTTTGTTCCAGATCCGCCCGTGGTATTACCAATATAGTTGGTACTTAATGTTGGTGAGCTCAATGAAGATAACCAAGAGCTAGGGTTATAGGCTGAACTTGCACCATAAGCTGAAGCAGCCGCATTACCCAACATTCCACCCAATTGACTACCAGCGGCAGCACCAGCAGCCTGCTGTTGAGCGTTAAATTGTTGTTGAGTTTGCTGAGCACCCACACCGGCGTTCATATATGGAATGGCTTGATTTTGCACACCGCCATATAAATTGGCCAGTTGACCCATATTGGTTTGATAAGACGCCGCATTAGCCGCAGGTTGACCAGCCACATACTGCTGCGCTGTGGTTGGAATTTGACCTGCTTGCTGTAAGTAAGTTGGCACTTGACCTTGAGCTGATAATTGCGCAGCTAAATCGGCACCCATTAACGTACCTTGCTGAGCGCCCGCTTGACTACCTTGCGCGGCTGCTTGCAAGCCTTGAGTCTGACGAGCCAACTGCTGATTTTGCCAATTGATATCAAAGTTACTCATCGCTTGGTTGTACTCGCTACCACCCACAGGGGAAACACCAAGTCCACGCTGAGCTTGACCAGCATTGACCTGATCGGATAATTGTTGCTGTGTTTGAGCAAATAAAGCGCTTTGTGGATCAAACGCCGTATTGGCGACTTGATTAGCTAAACCGTAAAGATTTGATTGTTGGCCTTGAGCAGTTTGAGCCGCGTTACCATACATGCCGGCCTGCTGACCAGCCATTCCAGCTAAACCACTATAGGCTTGCCCTGCTTGCTGAGCACCTTGCAAATAAGGGGCGTAATTAATGCCTTGCTGAGCGTTAAGTGATTGCTGATATAGAGGTTGAACGGTTGATCCAACTTGATTAGCCACACCTTGCTCATTACCAAAGGCTTGTTGCCAAGCGGTATCAGCGGCAGTTAATCCTTGTGGTGTATATGCGTAAGAAGTAGGCCCAGCACTGTTCCCAGAGCTAGAACCGCCAATCAGGCCTCCTAAAATACTACCACCGGCAGCAAGTGCTCCACCAATCCAAGCCATGATTACACCTCTTCTTCGGGACTATTAATGCGAATGAGAACTTCGTCTATTTTAGACACATCCTTCTCAGGAGTCGAGTGGACGCAATACCAAATAGTGTCAGTTATTGCAAAAACCCGATGATTTTTACCTTTTTCCACTTCAATACACGCTGGGGCCATGTAAACCCTAGTCTCATCATCCACAGTAACTTCAACAGTACCTTGGGCCACAATCGATAAATGACTGAACTTATGCTTGTGTTGCATAAGCGCATGACCCGCTGGAATGTGAGTTTCTTTAGCGTAAAGGTTATCTGAGAAGTGATGTGTAATGGCTGAGATCATTTTGGCCAGGAGTTTTCTATAGTTTGAAGGTCTAGTTCGGTTTTGTCAGCATGCTCTGCCAACGTTGCATATTCACTTGTGCACTCTTGGACCACTGTTGAGAGGGCTGTGATTCGGTTCTGGAGGGCTTCTCTGGAATTGTTGGACAAGCTGCCGTTGTAGGCATTGAGCTGGTCCCGCAACCCGCTAACAACAAGGCGGTTATAGGAAGTAGTCTTATCAAGATTGATTTTACTTTGCGCGAGATCATATAGTGCCTTGTCTAATTTACCTTGAAGTTCCGTGGATTTGGCTTTTGCTGCAATTAAGTCTTTATTCAATTGAACTGTATCTTCAGCTACCCGCTTTTGGTACCCAACGTTCTCAAAATGATTAGCTAGAGCCCAAGCGCCTCCAATGAGGATAGCCACACCTAAAACAATACCAATAATCTTAATTTGAAGCGAGGTTAGCATTTTGATCCCCAATACAGGTATGGTACTCCTGCTGACGGCGTTTTGTAAGCCCAGCCAAGGGTTTGCCCTTAAACTGATCCCATTTTAGAATTTCACGGCAAGCCCCAACGTAATCGCCAGCGTTTAACCGTCTTACTAGGGTTGAACCACAAAATGCGGCAGGCCCAATGTTATACGCCAAATCAATGTAAGCATCATATTCGTTTTGGGCTAAAGGTACATGCACACACGCATTGACTGCCGATTCATCTTTTTGAACATCCCTTAAAACTCGTTCAAGTGCTTTTGGTGGAGTGATTCTGTCCCCATTATGAACATCGGGGCCAGTCGAGCCGAATCCATAAGTCGGCACATCACCTTTAACGGGAGGTGCAGCCACAGGGGTATAGCTTTCGTTAAGTGCAATTGTCACCAGCCCAACGGCTGTGAGGGATAAAGCTGCAGTTTTAGTGCGCTCAAACATCCTGCTGTGCTACTAAACGAGAGATCATTGCGCCCGCTATGCAAATGACGGTAAGCGCAGCAAATAAGTTCTCATGACCTTGAAACTTATAGTCATACATTGGCAGAATTGCTCCAGCACAAGTAAAGAATATTCCCGCCGCTCCAAATTTGAGAGACCACGCCTTACGCAGAATGGTTCGCCAATGTGGATAAAGGTTCATATTTTTGTTGATGCCGCAGCTTTAATTCCGTACCAAAGTGCTAATAAAAGACCGCCAATAACGACGGTCACCATTGCCATTGCCCCGTGATCGGACATTTTTCGTAACTTTCGCCCAAAACGTAGATCTTCTCTAAACGCTTCAACTGACTCAGGCTTGTCAATGTCCACACCAAGAATCGCAAAAGTCTTTTTGATGGCTGAATCAACAGCCGCTTCAATAATGGCTTCATCTGAAAGATTTGGAATTTTTGGCGCAGTCATGATTAAGCCTTGATGATTTCGTAGTCCGCAATGTATGGTGAAATAGTTGTTGCTGGTGTACCGGAACCTACTGAGGCGTTATTAATAGTAATTCCGGTAGCTGCTGAATTAATTGTTGCACCAGGTACCAAATTATTACCGCCGGAAGAAGAAGCGGGGCCGCCAGAACCATAATAAATAGCGTTCGTGGTATGAAAGTGACCAGGGTCAGTAAGGGTGTTGGCGTGGGTATGCGCTGGTAAATTAGCTGTACTTAAAGTTGTAGTTGGAGAACCACCAGTTGATGCCAATCCATACAAATTACCTGCACCGACGTTCATTCTATCGGTAGAGTTTGGTAGGTTGAATGTGCTTGATCCGTCACCAGCACCATAAGTTGTTCCAAGCAGTGCAAACAATGCAGCGTAAACCGTTCTTGATACTGCGGCCCCGTTACATACTAGCCAACCAGCGGGAGCACTTGCCGTTTTCCAACGCATAGTTGAACCAACTGGGGGTAACGCAATAGTATTCTCAATTACCCAAGCACCATTACCGCTATTAAATGAAGTGTTGTAAGTAACTTCAATATTAGCGTTGGCGACAATCTCACCGCCAACCAAAGGATTGCCGTACCAGTTCACAATTGGTTTTACTCCCAATGAACTAGCATTTAAAGTGGAAGCGCCAGTATTGGCTACATTGGCCTTAAAACGAAATTTAATACCGTCAGTCAAAGCTGGAATTGCTGGAATAAATGTGGCTGTGTAAACGTTTGCGGTTCCAGCGCCAAGTATGTAATCTGCATTTGGAGCTAAGTAATCAATGCCGGATACAGCCGATGTCGTGTTTCCGCTACCGTCACCTTTTAAAACATTGGTCGTTGTTGTAGCTGCACAAGCATTACCGTTTACCTGACTTTGAATCCAAGTAAAAAGCGACATTACCTGAGTTGCATCTTCGGGCTGACCGTTTGCAAGAGTGGTTGGGAAACTTCCAATAATTGTTGACATGACGAAACCTTAACTTTGAAGTGTGTAGCCAGTTTTTTGGGTTCTTGCAAAAAAGCTATCAATAGCCACACCAGCCCCAGCAGTAGCAACTATTTCAATTGCAATTCGGTTAAATACTATTGGAATTGGCCAAGCAAGTAAATAGGTTTGTGGCCGAACCAGCGATGATTTCCACAGTGACCCATCACCCCAATAATTAGACCCCCATAAAGAGCCGCTAGAGTTAGTTTTTACGTTTGTGCTAGTAATGTAATTGCCAGCGTCGTCAAAAGCGGAAACGCTAAAATTTTGAGAAGCGCCAGATGATGCCAACGCTATAGTGGATTCCACAATTTGATTCATTGCCATTTCGCCAGTATTGGGAAAATCGGCAGTTTTCAAATCAATTAAATAGCTTGCTCCATTGTCGTTATAGACTGTATTAGTGCTCGGTACGGTGTAGCTATAAAACAATTTTGCGCCTGATCCAGCGCCAGATAATACAAAGTTACCGCCAGCCGATGAGGCCGTGTCATAAATAAAAGTATGAGGACCGTTCCAACGCATACGTTTGGTATCGAACCAATAATCGTTTGTAGTCACATTACCATCAATAATGGTCGGTATGCACATCCGATAAATACCGTTTGAATACGCGGCTGAAATTCTAGTTGGTTGAGTGCAATAGTTAAATGGCTGCCGAATATCCGAAGTTGCGTTAAATGATCCCAATTGATTTGACAATGGAATCACGGCACCCAAAGGATTGACCACATAGGCTGAATCTTGTGAAACAAATATGGTGCCAATCGGTGAAGGTTGAACTGATCGGGGCGCAACGCTACCAACGTTTAATGATAAATAGTTTAGAGCCAATGACCCTGAAATGGCGGCATCGCCTGTAATTTGCCAAATTTGAGAAGTTTTAAATACGATCAGTGCTGCAGCAACACCGGCGGTGGTCGTTTGAATCGGCAAACCTGACAACGCTGTGCAATTGGATGTATCGCCAACGGTAAGAGCTTGACCGGCGTTAGTCATACTTGTTGGCACTAAAACATCGCTGTAATAAACGGCATTACCGCAAATAAAATAAGCGCGGTTATTAAAGTTGGCAACAAAAGTCGGAACGCTTGGCAAAGCATGCGTTGTGGTATTCATGGTGCTGTAAGCGGGCGCGGCAGGATTGGTAATATCAATCACACCAAAGAAATTGCTTCCACTTCCAGTATATCCAGGGTGGGTAATAATTATTTTTACACCAATTACCGCCATGGTTGGGGGAGTCCAAGCGCCTGTAGTTGATGGTGAGGCGGGTCGCCCTTCCGAATTACCTGAAGTTACGTTCGATATAGTAACGAACGAATTAGTGGACATGTTGTAGCAAAACGGCTGGTCGTGGCCCGCAGTTAAACCCGTTGATACCATTCCAAAAACATAGTTGCCAACAACTACTTGGCATGAAATAAATGTTGGGGATGTAAACCCAGCAAATGATGTAAATGCCGTACCGACACCTGGGCGTGGTATTACGCAAGAAGGATTAGATTGATCAAATACCAAGTTCTGCATACTTCGACAAGCCCCTAAGAACTTATCGGTTGCATCATACGCGTCGGCTAGGCCAATAGGCGTAAATCGGACAACTCTAGCGTCGCGAATACCCATGATCTACCACGGGTCAAGTTTTGTTGGTCGAAGTGATCCAGCAGTTCTGAAACGACGTGGATCGAGCTTAACTTCTTTAACTACTTGCTGTTCGTCACCTTCAGTCAATAAATGGATCTGAAGCATGCGTTCACAATCAGCCACAAAACGATCGTAGCGAGCGTCGTCAGTAATACGCATTAAACGCATTGCCGTGGCATGAACAAGGTAGTCTTGATCTGAGAACCAAGGAACTGTAGAACTTGTCTCAGGGGTCGTTATATCGGCTCTTTGAACCATATAACGATGATTCATAGTCAAATTTTGATTTGACTGAGGATAGATATAAAGTAATGCAAGACCACCATTGGCCACAGGGGACAAGTCAGTAGCCCATTCGTATGGGTAATTTGATGTGGTGGATTTATTTGGTTCGGAATCAAACTGAGCGCGATTAGATGGCTGCAAGAAATATGGCTGATCTTCAATGTAGTACATCAGCTCATAAGTGCGTAAATAATCGGACTCTAAATTAAAAGGACCATTGCTATTGGCGGGAATGGCAATGGTCGTACTTACTAAGTTCACTTTCAAATTACGATGCAAAACCAAATCGGAGAGAACAAGATTCAGTGCTCGGCCACCTTGAGAAGTAAATCCAGGGCATTTGGCTATTGCACAAGCGTCAGCAACGATTTGGGCTGCGGTAATTGACATGATCTTTAGGCCTTGATTCCAGCCTTCAGTTTAGCATCTTTAATGGCTTTTTCACCTTTTTCAATATCTTCCACAGCTTTAACTAGGCTGCGTTGCATATTTTCAAGGGTCAACTTCTCTTGAGAGGTCAATTTCTTGCCTTCAGTGCTCTGTTTTTGCTCTAAAGAAGCCATTACGTCCTTCATTTGGCCCATTGCAGTAACGATTTGATCACGTTTAGCTTCCAATTCAGGAATCTCAGCGCGAGTGCGTTGGCGGTCAACCACGTCATGCAAAATATCTACACGGTCATTAATGGACTCCATAGACTCACCAGAGTACAGATAGCCACTAACGCTAAAGTTCTTGCCGTTTGGCAAATTAGCAGTCAATGTGAAATTGCCAGTTACGGCTGCTTGAGATTCGTCAATTACGTCTGCTTTGTTCATTTACTCTTACTCCTTGGTTTATATGCTTTCAAATCCTCTGAATGAAGCCTAGAGACAGGGGTTTTGGTCTGGTTTGCCTTATTGGCGATTTTTGCGCCTTCAGTGCGCCCAACGAATTTACCATTTGTAGTGACAAATCCGCGTTTACCCGAAGTTTGCAAATCTTTATGTTTCAAACCCATCGGCTCGGACTTAACCTTGCCAGATGGTTGTTTGATTGCTACTTTGGCTATTTTGGTAGCCATTAACGAGCACCACGGGCTCTAGCGGCAGGACTCACTAATGATGCACCACTTTGTCTGCGGTAAGCATTTTCGTTGTCACCGTGGATTGATTTCTCATGATCCCAGCAACGAGCAACACGGCTTTTCAAGTCAGCCAATGTCATTGGATCAACTTCATAAGTCTGACCATGGTAATAAGCCACGCCATTTGTGGTTAAGTCCAATCCAGCACCAGCAGGTAATTGAATGGTGTAGTAATAAGTTGGATATTCAACGTCTTTCCATTTTTGCTTCTTCTCGTCTTTTTCAGCAGGATTCAAGCAAACGGAAAGGGTAATTGTTTTACCAGTAGGCTGCTCTTCAGTATTGGCTGAAAATTGACCAGCTTGAGCCACAGCAGAAGCTAATTCTTCAGCTTCAGAACGGGCTTTAGTTTCAACTTTAAGTTTTTTCTGTAGCTCAGCAACTTGTGCTTGTAGCTCTTCGTAACTTAACTCTGAGTTCTTTTTGACTTCACTCATGATTATTCTCCAGTTGGAGCAACTGTTTCAACTGCTGGGGCTTCTTCAGTAGGAGTTTCATCTACTGGGAGCGCAGGGGCCTCATCCACACCTTCGGGTGCGTTTGTAGCTAATACTTCTTCTACTTCTTGTGTTTCAGCCTCAACTGTTGGCGAAACATTGACTACCGCTGGTGCAACTTCATTTGCGTCAGGGCGGCCAAAAGAACGATAAGTGACTTCGTGATTCATGCTCTTACTCCTTCGTTAAAAAAGGGGGAGTTGCCTCCCCCCTAATGACCGACTAAATATTACTCGGTCGCTGTACCAGCAGTGTAGCCTGGTGTAAATGCGCTACCCGATTCAGTACGAGCCAAATAAGCATTGTTCAGGATGATAGTGCCGTACATCATCTTCCATGAAACAACGCGAGTCTGGTTGTGTGGATCGGACTTGTCTGCATTACGCAGATAGTGGTACTCAACATCATCAAGCAACACTTGACCGTAAGCGTCTGTACCAAAATAGAACGTTGGGAATACAGTTACGCCTGTGGCAGGTGCAGCAGGAGGAGTTTGTGAAGCGCCTGTACCTGTGATCACAACGGTTGAGCCAGAAGCCAACTGAGTTGCGTTACCGGCTAAAGGACCAGTAGTAGGACCAGAAGCAGATAGACCAAGGTTGCTAGGAGCAGCAGAAGTACCAATATACACGTTGAATACATAACCAGCCAAGGTTGGCAATGTCACGCTGATCGAGCCTGTTGGGCCAGTCACAGAGATAGAGCCAGATACTTGGTAGATTTTTTGCTCAACTGAAGTGGAAGCTGGAGCACCAGTTACTTGGATGTAATAAGTGCCAGTTGCCAATGCACCACCTGAAGAGGAAGCAGTACCGCTAACGGCAGCCACACCAGTCCAGTAAGGGATCATGTTGGATTTGCAGAAACGTGCACCACCCCATTCGCCCAAATCGCTGTTGTACAAGCGATTGATGTCAGAGTAGGACCATGCAGTAGCAATAGTGCTGTTCTGACGCAAATCTTGCACAACTAATGGGTGTACCAATGCAACATAGTGAGGCATCACGCTTGGCTTGTTACTTGCCTTGGTTTTGCCGTCCATGTCGATCATCATATCTTCACGCTCGTCACCCATGAAAGTTGGAGCACCGAAGGTCTCTAAAGCACCAACGATCTTACCAATTTCAACTGGGCTGTTAACGTCAGTAGCCAACAATGAGGCGCGGTTGGCCTTACCGTTTGCATAGTTGACTTGAGTAGCAGTCATGAGGATATTGAGCACGTTACGCTCAATGGTTTCAGGCTGTTGCAAGGCGATCAAACGGATTGCTTGTTTAAACAATGGGTGTTTGATAGTCATGTCAGCAACGTCGGTCACACGAACCAAGTCACCCCATTGCTGAGCGGTTGCGCTAACTTGAGCAATCGAGATCGATTCACCAGCAGCAGGTACGCCTTCGGACAATGGTGCGAATGGCAACGGTAAACGCTCATAACGAGTAGCCGTGTAAGTCACACCAGTATTCTTTTCAATACGCAGTGGTTGACCGAATTGATAAGCAACTAATTGACGTTGGCTCAAGCGCAATACTTCGTCTTTAATATGCAACTCAACGTCGTTGGCGATTGTTTGACCACCAGCACCAGGAGAGTAGTTTGTTACGCCTGGGCTGAGTAAGCCTTTGAGTAGTGTTACGAGTTTCATGATAAGTCCTCTAAATATTAGATACGGATATTTTCAAGGCGCTTCGCACGTTTTTCCGATTCGGTCATTCGTCCTGATCCTGTACTAGCCACATCAGATCGAGCTCCCGGTGTAGTTCCGCGTCCAGCACCGCCTTTTTTGGGTGGAGTGCTTGAACCAGCTTTGAGCTTTCCGTCTCTTAAATCACGTCCAATGAGCAACGCGAGTAGTTCTTCGCGTGGTGCATTGTTGCCGTTTGCACGAAGTCGGGACAATTCAGCTTCAACTTTATCTTTGTAAGCATTGAACATTTTTGGTTTTTGAATCGCCAATTGCTCAAACTTAGTCCGATCAGCTAAATCTTCAGCTTGGCGTAAGGCATTTTGCGAGTTTGAGTTAGCTAAACGGGCCTGACGATTCGCTTGAATGGCGTATCTCTGCCAATCAGTTGACTCAGGATTACGTAAAACTTCCTCTTCTTGCTGCCAAACACGTTGCTCTTCCGTGGCTTGTACATTGCTTGACTGTGATGGTTGACGGCGAGCCGCTTCCAATTCAGCTTGCGCTTGAGCCAACTTAGCTTCTGCTTCCTGTGCTCTTTTACGGGTTTCAATGATGTCTTTTTGCGCCCGTGTCAATTGACGTGGGGCTGGATCAGGATCAGCATCAGGATCAGTATCCCCATCTGAATCAGGATCAGCATCAGGATCAGTGTCCCCATCTGGATCAGGATCAGCATTTGGATCTGTATCTGGTTCTGGATCAGTATCACCAAAAGGATCATCTACACCTGGCGAGATTACAGCCAGCATAGCCAATAAATAACTCATTAACAATTTCCACATACTTCTTACTCCTTTGGTCGGTTACGCCGAACGGGCGAAATTAACACTTAACGGGTGTCATGCGAGTGTACTCGTACTGCTCCAAGGCTTTGCGTCGATCTATGTTTGAGGGATACAACCAGTCCTCTTCACGATCAAAACTAAGCACCTGTGATAGCGGCTTTGCCAATCCTTTACTTGCGGCGTATCGGTCTGCTGCAAATTCGGTTTTATGGCAAACCCACTTAATTAAAACTGGGCAAAACAACAACGTAAGTAATCTTAACTCCGTGTGATGGAACTTGCAATGTCCTTCTTCATGAGCTAAAACTGCTTCTTTTTGAGATCTTAACAAATTCCAATACCTCGTCCCCAAATAAATCCGTTTCCACCACAGGAAACTTAGGGAACGAGCAATCATATTTTCGCTTGTGTAAATTACTTTCATTGCGCTTGATTTACTTCTGGGGCATTATCGCCGCCGGTGTTTTCGTCTTGAATTTGCGCGGGATCGGGCTTTTTTTGTTGCAATGCCGCATTTTGAGCTTGCACTTGAATTTGAAACTGGGCGTCGAGCTTTTGTAAAACCGGGTTGGCAAACTTGGCGGGCAATTCCATCAATCCGGCCATAATATTTTGAACGTCCGATTGCGTTAAATCTTGAAAACTAAACATGGTGTGCTCCTGTAACTTTGGTTAAAAGATAGTTAGGCTTTAGTTTAGCACTAATGACCACATCGTCAACTAATTTTAATCTGCTGGTAATGGAGTATTGCCTTCAGCGCACCATTTAAGATAGTCTTGGTAGTCTGTGTTGGATTCATCGAATGGAATATAGGCGTTATCTGATAAACGGATAATAATTTTTGCATCAGAATTGGATAATTTATACATTTTATAATTCCGCAGTTGCTAAACCAGTATAGTTAATTTGTACATTTCCAGAAGCTGTTGTGGTTGAATACATACGAACAGAATATGGCGTAATAGTGTCCATTGTTGTTGTAGCCGCACTACTATTTGCCGCACCAGTATTTGTAGAAAATGTTGGCGATGTTCTCATTTGCTGAAACATTAAAGTTTGTGCAAAAGGAGCACCAGCACCGCCTTGATTGTTAGCATTTAAAGTCCCCTGAACTGGTTGTGCATAACGAGTACACAAAGCCAATTCTTGACCATACTGACGATATTCAAATCCAGTAGCACTACTTCCTACTTCTAGTTGAACACCAGTAATGTAGAAGGTTGCTCCGTTTGTTCCTACTACGGATGTTGCACCTGTAACAGATACATAATAAGTACCAGCCCATGAGCCAGCAGTTCCGCTTTTTGTAGAGCCAGCCCCAATACTAAACTGAACATAGACACCAACACCATTAGTTGCTCCAACCCATGTTCCAGTAGTATCTCCAGCAATGGTTACGCTAACAGTAGTCCATGTGTTTGCAACAGGAATGGAATAACTAAATGGATAACTGCGATTTGTTGCTGCATTGTTTAATGCACCGCCAAAAGTTCCTGTAAGACTTGAATACACCTGAAATGATAAAGTAACAGTTTTAGCGTTAGCAGTTCCCCATCCTAAATCAGCAAAATTATATCCTTCAATAGGTTGAAATATAGTGAACTCATCTGATGATGAAACAGAATAAGCAGATGATGAAGTTATGCCCAAATAGTTGCTAAATCCTACTGGTGGAGTTACAGCACCAGCATTTTGTTGGACTGTAAACTTTCCTGTTTGGCTGTTTCCAGCTTTCCATCTATCGAGAGTATATGTTCCGTTAGGAGTAACACTTGCACCAGCATTTCTTTGGTCAATAACCATCGCACCGCTAATAATGCGATTTCTAAATGTTGGGCCGCTGGTGGATCCTAGTTGAGCGAGTACGTTTGCTTGTGTCATTTGCCAGTAGCCTCTAGTTCAGCCTGCGTTGGCTGTGTCAATGTTGGGTGATTCCAAGACTTAATGTAATCGCCTTTACCATTAGAATCATTTTGAAGATGGATTGTGCCATTTGACATAAAGTCTGCTGGAGTAAGCGTAGGATATATTGCTAAAATTTGGTCGTATAGTGCCATGTTAAGCTGTCCTTACCATAGATGCTTGGAAATATGTTCCATTAACACTTGCCTGTGTAATTTGTGAAACAGAAAAAAATCCATATATTTCAATATAGTCCGTACTACCATTTAAATACACAAGAGCAGAAACATTAGCAGCATATGCATATGGACCACTTGCTGCGCCTCCACTTTTATAAATAGAACCATTTTTATAAATTGCGGAAATAATTTCAGATGCAGAAACACCTGCACTAAGATTTCCGTTTACTTGATAATAACCAGCTACTAATGGTTGAAAACGATAATTTGTGGTGGCATCAAAAGCATTAGCAGTATCAAACTCTTTAGTTTGAAACACTATTTTTGTAAAAGTTGCTGATGTTAATGTTTGCGCTGTACTTTGATAAGCACTAAACGCTGGCATATTGCCAGATACCATGACGGTACCAGTAGCTGAAGGGAATGTAGCGGTGTTGCTACCAGCGACGGCAGGAACCGCTAAAGTCACACCGCCCGATGTTGCACCAGCTAGTATCGGATTAGTGACAGTAGGCCCAGTGGCCAATACTACATTACCTGTACCTGTGGCCGATGCAATATTAAATGGTTTATAGGCAACAAAGGTAATTAAATCTCCCGCAGTCGCACCACTTGCCAATACAACGCTAGTTCCATTGCTTGCAGTGTAATCGGCTGATCCCAGCTTAACGCCATTACGGAAAACCCAAATTAAACCAACGGTGTAACTTACCGTAAATGTAGTTTGACCAGCAGTCGCAGTAACTTCAGTAGAAGTAAAAATACTAGACGGCGTGGTCCAACTTGGAGCTGAGCCCACGCCATTGGTAGTCAAAACTTGACCGGCGGTACCAGGGGCTAAAAACCCTGTGGCACCAGCGCCAGTTTGATACGGCACATAATACGTACCACCGCCCGCCAAGTTGGTAGCAGTCCCTACACTTAATGCTGATTGCGATGTCCATGTAGGCGAACCAGTACCACCTGAAGTAAATACTTGACCGGTAGTCCCAGCGCTTACAAAAGCAGTCGTATTTGCTGCACTTTGATACGCCACATAACCTGAATTACCGCCCGCAATATTAGTAGCTGACCCAACCTGCAAAGAAGAGGGACTAGCCCAAATTGGAGCAGTAACCGTTCCCAAACTCATTAATAAAGTGCCTGAAGTAGTAGCGGCCAAATAGGCTGTGCTTCCCGCTCCAGTTTGATACGGTATTGCGTAAGACGATCCACCCGACAATGATGTGGCCAATGCGGCGGTACCACCAATAGACAATGAAGTGGCCGTACCCGTCAAACCTGTACCTGGTCCACTAAACTGCGTACTAGCAGTAATGGTTGTACCGCCTAAAGTAGTAAAGGCCCCCGCAGCAGCAACCGATCCACCAATTGCGGTACCGTTAATTGCCCCACCTGTGATAGCCACACTATTTGCATTTTGTGTGGACATCGTACCTAAACCGCTAATTGCAGTATTGGGGATAGTCGATGAGGCAGTCATAGCGCCAGTGCCGTTGCCATATACATAACCGGTCAACGTATTAGCGCCAGTGCCACCATAAGCCGCGCTTAAAGTACCACCTAATGTAATTGCGCCCGTAGTTGCTACGTTAGGTGTCAAACCAGTACTTGCAGCGCTAAACGAAGTCACTCCGTTAAACGCAGTCCAAGCAAACCCACCAACGCTAGTCCATTGCAGATACGATCCGCTAATTGACGGTGCAGTGATAAAGGCCGTTGTGCCAGCTCCAGTTTGATACGCCATGTTATTGGCCACACCGCCAGCTAAATTGGTTGCCGCGGTAGCTAAAGTGGCTGTGGCAGCGTTGCCACCAATAGATAGACTTGCAGCAGTGCCAGTTAAACCTGTGCCCGCTCCAGCAAACCCAGTGGCACTAAAAACGCCAGTGCTAGGTACGTAATACAGCTTGGAAGATGAGACGTATTCTTTTGAGGCCTGACCATTTGTGATTGAGACAAAGACAGGATAACGCGCTGACGAGCTAGACGTATCATTAGCAATCGCAACGCCCGGTGGTGGCGACGGGATTGGAGGCAGCATGTTAATTGCCGCTGTACGATACGAAATCGCCAGCGGTTCCGTTAATGTAAATTGGGGATAAGTTTGTTACTGAATACGCAATTGAAGTTCCAGGCTGCAATATGTAACCGTTACCTGAACCTGTTTGAGTGTTATTAACGCCACTGGGGCCGACGCTGATTGGTGCAGTGTTATTAATATTTGCCGTAATGATCACACCATTAACTAAAGCGCCCGAGCCTAACTGAACTGCGGTACCGGTGACTGCGATTGTCTTTTGGCCGCTAAGAATGGTATTTTGACCGCCACCTAAAGCTGAAACGTCAGCCGCAATTGAAGTCAATAAAGCGATCTCAGAGGTTTGATTTGCTGAAGTGGCCGCCCCAATTGGTAAAGGCAAAGCCGTAGCGCTAATGGCTTGAACCGCAGGAAAGTTATTGACACTGACTGTACTGATAATTGAACTGACAGGAATGTAAGTACCGGGTGTCGGGGTAGAACTTAATGTGGTGCCCTGGGTAATATTGCGCCAAGTAGTGCCTAAATATTGAGCAGGGGTGACATTAATGTTGTACTCGTCAACTTGCTGCAAATAATCATTCGTGTTGTAACCAGTGCCATTTGCCGTTGCAATCCAGTTGATGTAGCTAAACTGAGTCTCAGCCAATTGAGGTGTGGCAGGCACCCATGTTTGCGTAGTTGAGTTGTAAACATAAGACGCAATACTAAGCAATCCATTGGCCACATACGGCGCTGCCGAATCTAAGGTATTGGGATCAAAACCAATGTAAATCTGGCGATTGGGATGGCCTTGCTGATTTGTTCCCATGATTAACCTCTAGGTACGCCACCAGGCATTGCGTCAGGATGAATTGCACCGGCAGGTTGCTGACCTGGGCGCGGCATTTGTGGCTGAGCACCCATGCGTGGAGTTCCCGCTACACCAGGGGCAGCGCCGCCTGGAACACCAGGCATACCTTGTGGGGCCTGCGGTTGCTGTGGCATTGCAGCTTGGCGTTTCTTCTGCAATTGCTCCATGTGCTTCTGAATATGGGCGCGCATCATACCGGTTACGTCACCCGTCATTTGACCCGCCTGAGCATGCTTTTGAATATGATCAGCGTCATCATCGGCTTCGTGAACTTCAGCCAAAATGTGATTGACCATCATTTCATTTTCAATGTCAGGATCAATCGTGAACTTGTTACGATCATCGATCAAGATCTGATTACCCAACTCTGGGCCAAAAACATTCTCAACCATAGTGTCAAGTATCGGAGTAATGTCAAGGCGACGGCCATTGAGTTGCTGCGGTGGAATACCACGCAAGACGTTCATAGTGGCAATTTGCTGTTGCATGCGCTGCATGTTCATCACGAATGAAGTACCAGTCCATTGGAAGAAATAACGCTGACCCCATTGATTTGGTGGGATCGATTGCACAGTGGCTTTAACGCCAAGCTCACCGATGTTCAGGATGGATATGTCATCTTCGCGGAACTGGCAGTCGTATTCAAAGAATCGCTCCATCAATGGATTCAAAATCTCTTCTTCAAATCGTTCAGCATGGTCAACAATCGCCACAGATTGCTCTTGCATTTGAGCGCCAACTGCCTGAGCGTTTTTCTTACCCTGTGGCCTACCCATCATGGCTTCATTAGATTCTAAAGACTGGTGAATACGCGCTTCGATTGCGGCGCACATTTGCACAGAGTCTTTCCACAACTGTGGGAAGGATTGGAACTTGGTAGAGTTCGGATCAACCGGCCACACTGCTGCCAAACCAAATACCATCATGGCGTAGTTTGGATTCTTTTCAGGATCGGTCATAACGACTGGTAGCAATGAGTACATTGCGGAGTCTTGGCCCATATTCCAAAAGTCGTTTAAGTTCCACTGTAGGAACTTGACGGCTTCGATCTTGGACACACCGTTGAACGAACCGCTCAATCGATCGACTGGAGCTGACAAAATTGGACGTTTTTGACCCCATTGTGGAGCCTTAATAATTCCAATGATCTCGTTCTCGCCAGCGTAGTAAACGTAAGCGAGTTCTTTTTTACCTTTTTCAAACTCCAAGCGAACGTGCGCTTCATAGATCAAAGCGTACTTAAAGGTGCCTTCAGTTTTAACACCTGCATCCGATGTGCGCGCCTTTTGTGGATTGGTTTTTTCCTGACCTTTACGATCGGCCATCCAAGAAGATAGCTGACCTTTACCGTCAAGATCAATTACAAAAATACCCTCATCCATCATCTTTTGCACTTGGTCTTTAGACATGCGCAATTTGATGCAGGTAATGTCAGCCTTCTCAACACTTGGAGCCGTTGGGGGAATAACCACCAAATCTTCTGTGGCCACATCCACAATCTCAGGCCCCTCTTCCAATACCTCCATGGTATCTTCAGATTCCTCAAGATCGGTTGGATCTTCCATCTCCAGCGTTTCGCCATCAATGGTCTCAAGCACTGGATTGCGTTTTACAAAATCCGTAATGGTCTTGTAGTTGCGCTTCCAATCAATGTACAGGCTCCATTGACCGGTTACATCACCAGAGATCAAAATCGAACGAACAACGGACTTCAGATTAGTGCTGCGAATGTAATGCTCGAGCAATGAGAGCTGAGGCCCTGGGGTTTGTGGATCTGAACCAACTGCCTCAACGTGAGTGTACTTGTTTGGAAAAAGCTGCTTTAGCGCTCGCTTAGAACGAGCATTAATCGCGTCTCGAACTGCGGGTACATAGCACCTTGAGTTACCAACGTATTGCTGATTAGTGTCAGGTTGAGCGTTGTAGATATTCCAATACTCCACAATAGCGTCATTGGCTTCATCCCGATTTTTATACGCTTGCTGAATGGTTTTATAAAAACCCTCGCACTTTTCATAAATCTCAGAATCAGGCTGATCAGCCCAATTCTCAATCTCTTTTTTCTCGGTGCTTTCCTTTTCGATGGTGGGGCTATCGACTTTTTGGAGTTCCGGTTTCTTTTTCGCCATGATTATCGTTTAGGTAAAGCGCTCAAGTAAGGGGTTCCAGTGGAGTTTACAGCATTTGCACTCGTCTTTGATAACCGATTATCAGGCTGATTCATAGCAAAGGTCAATGCTTCTAAACCCTCAATTAAAGTTTTTGCTGAATTTTTCTGTGGTTCAGCTCCACGCTCCCCACCGGACTTGATTGGCCAGTGGTAGCCCCCCGATAACGCCTTGAGTGTGTTTTCAGCCCGATCATCGACTTGGAACATCCTGCGCCCGTTCATTTCAGTACGGATCATGGGGCTGAGTGCTGACCTGCTCATGATTGCGTTTTCAGCCCGATTAGGGGTGAACCCTGATGACTTGAGAGCACTGATCAATGGGTTTCGCCCAACCTGATCGTACACATCGGCTGGTACCCAAGTCGTCACTTTACGTCCAGGATAGACCGCTCGAATCAAAGCGACCACATCGGGGATCGCATCGTTTGGCATGAGTGGTGACACCCAGTCGGCCAATACCGTCATGTTTCGCCCATTGACCGCCACCAAGCAAGCTGTGGTTTCAGTCCCCGTGGCATTGCAAGCAAGAAGCAAAGCGTCACGACGATTGAGCTCAGCATCCTGCACAATGTTTGCTTGGCCAAAATCGCCATAGACCGGCACCCCAGAGAACACCCGAAGCGAGTAGGCTAAGGCGTTTAGGATGTCTCGTTTACCTGACGGGAAGTTCAAAATCTGGCTGATCAACTGCTGGTGCTTAGCGCGCCCCCCAACCAAGATGATGTCCCCCGCAATGAAAAACGGACGCAAGCCCATGATGAACTGCGCTTTATCTCGATCTTGTGGAGCGTTGATTGGGCGAATATCTAGGTGTTTTCCCGTAGTGAGCGCATGGGCGCGGATTGGTTGCAAGAGCCAGTCATCAAGCGAGTTCTTCTCAATTACCACTTCAGCGTTATCGTGACGTTCACTCATTTCAAACGCGCCCCGCACGATCTCATCTGGCTGCCAATAGTGGCCGCCCGACTCATGAACGTAGATTGTCGTCCCCATACGAGACACCGTGACGGTACCCGTTTGGTCCGACTTTTTGACTTCCACCGTACGCGCCGGGTCCATGATCACAACCTTTGGACTGTATGTAGTGGGGGCGATGTCAGCAACCGCAATCATTTCTTCGGTAAATGGTTTACCTTGAGAACCTGCCGCAATGAGCATGTATTCCTGCATAAATTCCCGCAGCATCCCCTCCCTGGCGTATTGATCCCGCTTTTCCCGTATCCACTCCATCGGATAACGATCCGGCCAAAGTGACTGAGCCTCAGGGTCATCAATATCGCGATCGCAGATGGGGAACTTTGCACTGACCCAGCTTGGCGAATTTAACGCCCGTGTGATCAAACAATCGTCAGCCAGCGGTGTACCTGTAATTCGGATTTTCCCAAACTCTTTGTCCAAGGCAGGCATGAGCTGGAGGTGAATCTTCTTCCAATTCTTATCAACCGTGAAGGTATCACGCACCGATTCCAAGTTTTCAATGTCATCAAGGTAAGCGCGGTCAGGACGCATGTCAAAGTGCTTGTAGCCTCGAATCTCCTCTTCCCAACCGTGAGCCTCTAGCAAAACTTCATTTTTGAGCAATATCTTGTTTTCAGCCCACACTTCCCCTTTGAGATCCCCAAAGAGCTGCTTGATCTTGGAGTTGGTCAATATCTCATGCTTGATCGCTGACAACCTTTGGCAAGCCTTGGTGTAGGTCTCACCGAATATCAGGCAGTACTTAAAGTTGATAAATCCCGCTTCCATCAAAAGGAACTCTTCAGAGAGAGTGGATTTTGCCCCTTCTCGAAAAGCCTCAATACACACATTCTCATCGGCACTCGCCCACAAATCCATGATTGAAATATGGAAGGTTGGCGAAGCCTGACGGTGACGATGGTTGAACAACATCGCTGAACCGAGCGCTCGGTCAGTGCTAATTGCTTTGAGTATCGCTTCATTCGATAGAGACATGGGGCTACCTTTAGTGACGGTGGGGTCAGTATAGCGGAACTACTGGCGACTACAAGAATATACGCAATGTGTGCAAAGGATTGTAACTATGCGCGGTTGGGGGGACGGGCCGCCCGCACGTTGCACCCCCAGTCCGGGGGGAGGGGGAGGTTACCAAAGTTAGTTAGCGCTTACTTACATAACGAAGAGAGCCCCCAGCCCCTACCC